CTATTTAAACTGAATCGCCTCAATCTGCAATGCCTGTCCGACTGTACCTAGTGTAGATGCACCGTCAGCTTTCGTCCAGTCTGTCCAACCGGAATTTTTTACGTGCACTCGATACTCAAAATCTCCGTCAAAGCACAAGCACTCGATACGCTTATTCTGTCCTGTGGTACCGATTACAGTGTCTTTTGTGACCGTGCCATAATCTTTCCAGCCGATACCTTCAATGTGCGCTTTTGCCTTGATTTCGATGTTCAGCGGATTGATTTTAAAAGCTTCCAGTCTGAGATTGTGACCCGTGATGCCAATCATATTCTCGCAAGCTCTCTCTCCTAACCAGCCTCTGCTCTGGACGTGTGGATTGACAAGGAATTTAGCAGCCATGATCTCGATTGCCTCGATCTGCAAGCCTTGTCCTTTTCTGCCAGCCCAGTTTCCATTGAATGTCCAATCTGTCCATCCGATATTTTTCTGGTGGACTCTGTAGATGTACGGCGTATCCTTGCCGGTAATCTTGATCGCTTCAATACGTTTATTCTGACCTGTAGTACCAAGGATTGTGTCTTTGGAGATATTCTTGTATTCCTTATCGCCTACATCCTTGATATGCACTACCACGTCTGTTTCTCCGACAGGAATAAGTCGGAACGCTTCGATTCTCCGGTTCTGTCCAGTCGTTCCCGACATACGACCATCAGACTGCCAACATGCCCAGCCAATATCTCTTGCATGGACCTGATATGATACGGATCCAAATACATCTTTCTTATCCTGGAACGTACCACCGGACTTAATAGCTCCATCGATCTGATCAGTTGACGCTACCAGAGCAATAGCAGAGATGCCAAATGCACTAAGGATTCCTCTTGCCAACTCATCTGTCCGATTGTTAAATTTGCTCAAATCGCCGGAGTTTGTAATAAAACCGTTTTCCAGAAGACGATAGCTATAACCTTTATAGGCTGCTCTATTTACATTGGCAAGATCGTTTTTTTTCACAATTTTATTTGCACGTCCCGGAAAGAAATTACCAATAAAATTTGAAAGAGCGGTATCATACTGATCTGGATTATATCCCTCTTTAATGATTACATGTCCGCCTTTCGCCGAAGCTCCTGCGCTGTCCATATGTAACTCCAAAATCTGCCAGTCTTTAGGGATATTTAAGCTCATAATACCATTATCGGCATACCAGTTTCGGTTTGTATCAGCTACAGTTACATCGTTACCACCTAAAGCGGATAGTCTTGACGCAAGATACCGAACTCGCTCTGCCTCCGTATATCCGTATCCTACTGCTCCGCAATCACCGGCACCATGACCGGCTATAACATATAAATGTGCCATAGTATCTCTCCTTTCAAGAGGACGATTTTACTCGCCCTCAGTTCTTGGTTCTGTTTTGATTTCAATGTTTTTGACGGCATCTTCCGGAAGTTCTTCTGTCATATCTTCGAGGAATTTCTGAATCCATTTCTTTGCGCTTGCCGGAACCGGTAAGCCACATAAGGTCATATTTTTGAGGATGCTGACCGCCTCGTACAGGATGAAAAGCAGACAGAAAAATTCGCAGATACCTAACTTTTCGATGCCGAGAATTTTGATATACGTTTCCGGCACCATGAATAAGATATTAATGTGCATGATCACGTCCGTAGCCATGAGCAGACACACCGAGAAAAGCATAGCTGCCTTACGGATTGCTCCGTCAATACCTACGCATGAGTTGAATTTATGCTCTTTGATCGCTCTCAGGACACCAAGAAGTGTGTCCAAAGTTACTGCGATCAGTAAGATGCGGATAAATGAGTTGCCTGAAATTAATGCAATAATTTGATTCATCATTGTAATCTTCCTTTCTAAATTCCCCTTACAACTAGTAATGTTCCACCACTTAACCCTGTCGGTAATCCTGTCAGCTTTCCTCCAGAAACACCAAGTGTGATGTTTGTTGCAGCTGGTGATCCGTAAAATGCTGATTTATAATAATTTGTGCCATTAAAAGCGTAAACAGTTGTAGTAGTAGAACCACCCCACTGTGATTTTGTGGTCTCATAAGCGTAACCGTATGCTTTGATTGTTCCAGATGCTGTCTTGAAAGATACTGTTGGGTTTGTTACATCTACAAGATACGCTTCGCAGTTGTTATTTGATATACCACCAGACATGTCAGCAGTTCCAGTAGCTTTGAGTCCATTTATACTAGTAAAAGTTACACCTTTTTTAACTTCTGATGGGCTTGCATTTCCGAAAAAATTGGCAGGAATATACATGTTACATCGTTGCTGGTCGCCCCTTAATATAATCTGTTCTTGTTTGTCCGAAGGATATATTCTTGGGTTAATATTTATATGATACAATGTGCCGAAATCAGTTTGTTCTTTACTATATTTAACATCTTCTTCTTTTACTGCGCCGGTTAGCCTACTATTAACCGGAATACTACCAGTTATCAACGCCCCTGTTTTATCGTGAGCAGTTGCACCACTTTCCATCATATCCGCAGTTACAGTATCCTCCGTCAAATCAAGTAATACTTTACCGGCATATTCCACTTTATTTACAGCCATACTCAATCACTCCTAACCAATCGTTACTGTAGTTCCACCGGCAGAATTTTCGGATTCCACGTAAGGAATTTTTGCGACTGTAACCTGTGACAGATGCGTATATCCAGCATCCGGCAGAACGGTCTGCTGTACGCTTGACGGGGTGACCGTCTTAGCCTGTGCCTTTACTCCCTCACTGCCGGTCATCGTACCTTTCACTCCGAGGATGGTCACACCCTCTCGGATATTATTAGCGGTCAGTTTCGCCTTTTCTGTGGCATCGATTCCGACCTTGCCGGAACCATCGTGGTAGCCCTGTGCAATCACATAGCTGTCTGTCAGAGTCTTGATAGAGCCTGACACAGCACCATTATTCGGCATCGTGCCGACAAGCTTTGTACCTCTTGCGTAGGCGGTTTTGCCCTTTAAAATCTCAGCAACTGCGGCAGTGGCATCGTTAGAATCTACGTCAAACGTGCACGCTCCTGTGACCAATTCTCCGTCTTTTCCATGTGCTGTGATGCCGCTCAACAGCTTATCCGCAGTCACAGTATCGCCTGTTAAGTCAATCAATGTCTTTCCACCATACACTACTTTATTGATACTCATATTACAATTCCTTTCCAATAAATACAGTCTGTCCACCTTCAAGATTTGAAACCTCGAAGAATGGAATTTCTTTGATTTTTACATTTTCTGTCAGAAACTTTTGACGTGTCGCAAGCTCTTGTTTTTCTACTTTCGGTGTGACCGTGTAATCGCCTTTGTAGTACTCCACTCCGGCGTGGTCGGATACAATCTGGAAGTGCTCAAAGTCAACCTTAATCTGCTCATTGCCAGTGCGAAAATCCACGTCCAGTTTTTTACCAAGCTCGCGAAATGTTACATCAAGTCTCATTAAATCACTCCCTCTTTCAGGATTCTACCAACGTATACGCTCATGATGTCGGATGCAAGAGCCTCTCCGGCTGTAGTTCGCACTCTTATCTGTATCTCAGCCTGTGATCGTGGCTGCTGCTGTAATATCAGCGTGTCCTCTTGTGTCAGAGTTAGTGATACGGACGTACCGGAGCAGTTGCAATCTGACAAGGTTTTTTCCAGAGCCATTTTTCCATTCTGTGCCATCGTGATATACATCTTCGCGATCAGTGATGTGTCGAAGGGCAGTGTAAACTCTAACGTAGGTGTGGTACCTCTTATCATGCTATCCCCTCCTAATATCCAAATCTCGCAATATTAGTAGCATTTGACCAACAACTGAATGTTTCATTTTCACCGTATGCTCTTACCATTACGGTTGCATCATCCATACCATCAGTAAAAAATTTATCTGTATAATTCGTTGCATAAAATGATGTATATGTTGTATCAAATTCTTTGTAAGATCCATCTGTTTTTGTAACTCTAACTTTATAAGACGTAGCATTTTCTACTTCGTCCCAATTTGCTGAAAAAACTGCATAGTTGAAGTATCTTGATGCACTCTTAAAATAGGTGGTATAATTTACGGTTGGTTGATTAAGAATACACTTTTCAATCCAATTTTTCGCAGCGTTATCGATTGCATCTTTTAAAGCACCATCAGGCTGGAAATTTATGTCTGGAATTTCAACAGACGGTGTTTTCAACGGTGGCGTACATGCTGACACCGGTACAGCACTGGAAAGTGCCAGTGTGAGTGCGCAGATTATTGCTGCTAATTTTCTTCTTTTTCTTTTCATGTTCGATTTCTCCTATTCGTTTATTGCAATCCAGTCGTAGGTATCGCCCTCTGTGAGCGCGGACATATCTTCATCAGCTTTTGGCGTGTAAGTTATGGTTCCTTTATTTATTGCGACCGTACCAATACTGTGGTTATCCACCGAGTTGTAGCCTGCTCCGATAAATCCAGCTATTCCGCTTAATTTTCCGTCCTTATACACCAACGATAAGATTCCGTGTTTAGCATTACTGCTCGGAAATTTTCTCGCCATTATGAATCTCGACACATTGCTAAGTCCAGTTTCAATCACTTGGCTATTCATTCCTTTTCCGGTTATTGTTCCGTACTTGACCTCGCTAGTTACCAGCGTTCCGGTAATTTTCACACCATTGCTTGACGTAAATGTTTTTCCGACTCTTACATCTGACGCTTTTGCATCTCCATAAATACTGCCTGCTTCGTCGTACACTACCGTTTTTTTAATGTCTCCTTTTAACAAGACAGGCTTGTTTGTATCTGCAAGAGAGACTTCAATTGTATGCTTAAGCACCGGCATTGTACTCTGACCATAGCCCGGAATAGTGGTTGGTATTGATGATAGTTCTGTATTTTTTGTTGTAGCCTTAATATCATTCTCGCCAGTCAGTGTTCCCTCAATTTTCTTTCCATTCACATAGGCGCTTTTCCCGGATTCAATGCTGTTCGCATCCGCATTCGCATCAGACGTCAATATCCCGATAAAATCCTGTCCTCTTGCTTCCAGTTCTGCCGACCCGAAGAGTTCTTCTCCCTCGAGTGCATTACCGGTAGCAAAAGTGGTATGCCACTCTCTTTCCGAGCCTTTTTCCCTTACGCAGACCGCAAATCGAACACTGCCTTTGTGTGAGGTGACTTTTCTTTCCAGCACCCACTCAAAAGTTACATTGTCTCCGGAAGCCGTCATATTCTGGACAGGGTATCTGTCTTTTCCGGACTTTTCGCCAGATGCATTCTGCACATTGATATAGACGTCCGATTTCGTCAGATCAATGTTGTCCCCAACGATTTTCGGGCATATAAAATACTTTCTTACACCCTTATTGTCATTTTCAACGCCCAAAAGGTTTTCTCCTTCCGGAATGATAATACTGCGATCATCCGCGTTGATTTCCAGATATTTAATCTCTGCCATAGTCCACCTCCTAATCTACCGGAATAAAGATTCCTCTAATTGTCACACCAGTCCACGATCCGCCATTTTTAAAGGCAGATACATACAATTTATCGCTGTTCTGGCATTTGCCAAAAAAAGTCGAGGATAATTTATAATAGTTGCCATTGCATCCCATGTCGACTTCATTTAGCTTGCAAGATACTTCCTGGCTGTATTGTTCTCCGTTGACGGCTGACACTACATTTAGCGCAAATGCATATGTAATTCCAGCTTTCAGTTGGCTCAGGTCAAGCGTTGCAGTCTTATAAGCGTCGGAATCTGTACCCTGCGCAGTGGTATTGATAAATATCGTCTCTCTGTTGGACAAGGTGCTTTTTACACCGTCTACTTCGGTGTCGAATTCCGCTGCGGATCTCCGGACCGTAAACAATCTCTTAACATCCGCAATGGTAAGTCCGTTGATCTCAACCTGATACAGTGGCATATCTGCCGTCAGATCACCACCCTGAATATCTCCAGACGTATAAGACGGTACCGCCGGATTGCTTTCGCTTGGCGTGCCCTGGATAACCTTAATCTCTACCGCCTCAACCTTTGAGCTGGTATTCTTGGTGTATCTTGCCACGATAAGGTCAATACGTTTCATTCCTTGCGAGCCATTTGCAATCGTGACAGAATTTGTCGTATTCTTTTTGATTGATGCAGCACAGCCCTGATGGATAAGTACTCCGTCCGTGATCCGGATCTCATTGTTTGAGATGACCACCGCATTAAGCTGCTGTCCGGTCTGCAAGACGCAAGAGCCTTTTCCGAAAATACCGATATTGATATCTCTGTCCTGCTCTGCCGTGACATGTGCTGCGCCTGTGTAGCCTGTAATGATGTCCATTTATTACTCTCCTTCCAATTTATACTCTATTTTTTCTTTCCCTCCGGAAAGTTTCCAAATCTTCCTTCCGATTGGTTTTTTCATAATCACACCTGTAAGATAGTCTCTTCCGCCTACGATATCGCCAATATCGACATTTCCTTCAATTTTTTCCATCGTCATATCGTACTCGGTCTTATTCATCAGTTCGTACAATTTATCTTTTCCGCCTTTTAACAGGTCGTCTTGCTCTGCTCCGGAGCTGTCATACACCGCTTCTACCTCATCTATCCCTTTGTAGTATTGCGTCTGTCCGACATTTCCGGCAGAGTCAACATACAAGTGGATTACCATGCGATCTTTTAATTCGCCCTTCCCAAGACATATCAGATGGTTAACTCCGTTTCTACAAATGTTGACTTTAAAATCAATATCGCTGTCGCTAGAGTATTCGCATTCGGAAGAGTAGTCTGTGATCGGGACTGCCCTCACCTGCACATGACCGGCGTTTTCTTTTTCCGCCTGGATAAATTTAATCTCCATCCGGTATCCGACAGACTGCAGCATTTTCCGCAGTCCGTCATGTAGCGTACAGTATCTGGCGAATTGATAGTTTGTAACCTTTACGCCGGTATCTTCGTCCGCACCAGTAAAAAGCCCAGGAAAAGCTTCCTGGACCTTCTGCCTGATGATTGCATTTAATTCTCCGGATACCATAGCGTAGTCTTGTCCGGATTCTGGCTTGATAATTTTCTTCGCCATCAATCCTCGCCATGTAAATCCTTTTGCGGTAATACTATCTGCTTTTGTGCTGGTCGAAATTTCACGCACGATTCCGCCATATTCTGTGTCCGGAACATACACCATGCTTTCAAATTCAATCTGGCCGTTCCATCCAGAACGTGAAAATTTGATTTCGAAATCATTTACTGAATTTTTCTCGTCTGATCCAACTTCAAAGTCAATATCAGCATCCTTGACATATCCGAGTTCTTTTCCTTTTGGATCCGTGTAGATTAGCTCCATTTCGGCACACTCCTCTCCTTAAATACAGTAAAATCAAATCCGAATTCTCCATTCCAGTTGACTGCCAGCGATCCGGATGGAATTGGCTCGAAAATGCTTTTATCTTTTGCTCTTTTTTCAAAGATGTTCTGTATCGTTCCATTTCCAAGGTTCTTAGTTACTGTTTTCGCGCGACTGTTTACCGTAATGTACTCACCAGCACTCAGGGTATCGAATATCTGATACGGATAATTGTTGATTGTGATTTTAGGATCCGCGCACGGACCGTATATGATCAATTCGAAATTGCTACTTTGGAAATGATCAATCATCCAGTCTTGCACTCCGTTCTTTTCGCGTGTATAGTCATAGCTATAATCATACGGATAATCTAAATAATCGGAGGATATTTTAGGTTCTGTCGAAATCGGAAAGAAACTTCTTTTTTCTTCCGCACACCAGAACGGATATGGACAATAGATTTCTACCTTACAATCTGTTCTGCTATTATTTTTACCAGATACTTCGTTGCTTGATTTATAGATATAGCAATCAATATAGTATTCTCCATAGTAGATTCTTCCTGGAGACAAGTTCGCTACATCTCTTTCAAAAGCATCCGTGATCTTATCTAGGATTTCTTTTCTTTCCTCTACTCTTCCACGTACAGTCAGAGTAATTTCATAAACTGCCGAATCTTTTGTAAAAGAATTTACCGTTACGCCCATTTTTCGTTCTGTCGTATTTGGATTCCACTCGTAAGAATGGAAATATCCGGAGGTCGGTTTCATTTTGTCTCCAATCAGATTGTATTCTTCGCCGTTCGAGCATACATATTTAATCTCGATCATTCAAACACAACCCCCATTTCTCTTAAAGCTCTGGCTACTTCTCTGTCATTCATGTTGATCACAATCTTGTCACTTCCTCTGGATTTCTGCTTCAAGTATTCAAGCAGCTGTTCCAGTTTTGCCGACAAAATGCTATCTTTTTCGCTGTTCGCAACCGTACTTCCGGTAATAAGGTCTGCACTTGCCTTGAATGGTTCTTTAAGCGACCTTTGTAATTCGTTTGCCGCATTCGATATAAGCGATGTATTGTCAATCAATCCATTCGCGACTCCTGCATCAATCATTTTCCCGACAAACACACCCCAACGTGACGGAGAGTGGATTCCAAAGAAACTGAGCACATTGTCCTTGAAGCTTCCGAGAATTCCTTTTACAGTGTCCCACAACATATGTCCAGCTGCACTTAGTCCGTTCGCAATTCCGTGTATGATATTGCGCCCAACGCTTCCCCACGAAAAGCCTGTCGTGATCATTTGCTTAGCCGTGTTGAACGCTCCTTTAAGGATTTGTCCAGGTAAATGTACTAGTGCTTTTACTCCGTTAGCAAGGAGATTCATGAGATTCTTTCCAACTCCAAGCCAGTTCATTGCACTCAATACGCTTTCTGCTGCCGTAAATATCTTTGGAAGATTTGCGATCAATGTCGGAATTGCATTTATGATTCCTTTTGTCAGCGTTATGAGAATTTCTATCCCTGTTGAAAGGATTTTCGGCATGTTGTCATTGATGATTCCGGCAATATTTGTGATGATCTGCGGTACGGTTGCAATTAATGTCGGCAGAGAATTTGCTATTCCTTGAGCCAGATTTTCAATCAGGTTAAGTCCGGCATCTATCAGTTGTCCGGCGTTTGCTCTCAAATTTTCCGAAATCGTCACAAGCATTGGAAGAAACTGTGCGCAAAATGTCGGTATTCCAGATGTAAGTCCGCTCGATATTTGATTAAGCAGCTCAACGCCAACCGTTGTAAAACTCGTCAGCATACTTGGTATGTATGTCAACAAATTCGCCAGCATTCCTTGCGCTGCCACTATTGCTTGCGGACCATAGGTTTGCATCGCCTGTACTATAGCTTTCGGTAGTGATGTCATTACGCTGCCTATTGCCGGAATGACATTTGACGCAAAAGAAACCGCAGAATTCACAAGATCGTTTAAGGAATCTTCCACCGAAAGAATCGCATTTCCACTTCCATCTTTTACACCAGTTAAGGATGCCAAGAAATTAGTCGCAGACGCTTTCATCATATTAAACGAACCAGATATTGTCCCTTCCGCTTCTATAGCTGTCGTTCCTGTAATTCCAAGCTCTCCCTGGATCACATGAATCGCACTGTAGACGTCTGCCAGATTATCGATGTTGTATTCTACTCCACTGAGTTCCTGCGCTTTATCAAGAAGCCTTTGCATCTCCCCTTTTGTTCCGCCATAGCCGAGCTTTAGGTTGTCCAGCATCGTATAATTCTGCTTTGCGAATCCCTGATACGCATTTGTGATGTCTTCCATGTTGGTTCCCATTTTATTTACGTTGTCTGACATGTCCGTCATTGCCATATCAGCTATATCAGCGGCTTTTGACGTATTATTTCCAAGCGAGCTTAACAGAGATGCCGCAAACGAGGTCGACTGCTCCATATAGGCATTTGCAGATAATCCTGCTGTTTTATACGCATTGATAGCGTTTTGATGCATCTTTTCCGCTGATTCCTTAAACAACGTTTCAATTCCGCCCATGCTCTGTTCGATTGCCGCACCCTCATTGATTGTCGATACAAGTGCTTTACCGATAGCTGCAGTCGCAATCACATTTTTGATTGTACTGACAAGTTTTCCGCCGAAAGAGGTACCGGCCACTTCTGCATCCGGTTCTATCGCCTGTTGTATTTTTCCACTGATTCCCTGTGCCGATGGAATGATCTGCACATAGGCCTTTGCAAGTTCCGTAGCCATTAGTTTCCACCTCCTGTCAACTTTTGCCATTCTCTATCAAATTCTTCTCCGGAAGCGAACGTGCGAATATCCTTGTTTTCTTGCGACTCTTCTCCCATCATCATTGCAAGCAATGATTTCGGTCTATTTTCTCCAGTGGTTCCGTCTTTTGACTGTAACCATGCGGTTGTTCTGGTTCCGTCAGCAATAGCTGCCATCAGAATAGTTTCTGATATCGGTTCGATGCCTGCTATTTTCATTTTGATTCTCGAATCTGCCCTCAACCCACAAGAAAAAGTCGCTACCATTTTGCACGGTAACGACTTGTAATCATAGATATGATATGTTTCTGCAAGGTCACACAAGAGTGCGTCCTTGTCAAGATTAAGCATGTAGGCGAGGATTAAGAGTTTTTTCCTTCTTTTACGCTGTTGAAGATTTCTCCGATTTCGATCATCATTTTTGATGCCGGCACTCTTCCGCTTTCTGTTCTTAAATGTTCTTTTAAGCGATCCTTCTGTTCTTTTCCGAGAAGCCGATTTAATGCGCTGGATGTTTTTGCTGCGTTTCCATCATCCATCTCGCACAAATCTTCCAGTAGCTCATAATCATCCAATGATTCCTCGTTGATTTCGTACTCAAATCCGCTAGTTGTTTTTCCTGTCATTATTCGCTCCCCTTAATATACTCATAGTGTGTCTGTCCTTCTGCATCAGGAACGGCTGAAAGTGTTGTTTCGTATCCGATAGAATCATCGTCTTTGTATACAATATCTCCGATTTCCGTAATGCTTGCGCACGGAATTACAATACGTTTTACCGCTTTTTTCAGGATCACATCAATAACCCAGCTGCTCTGTTCCGCTTCGTTTGCATTTGCTTTTACAGTAATACCTTCTTTCAGCGTTCCGGAAACGTTTTTATCGCCGTAAACACTTTTCAGGACTTCCACATTCAGCGATTCGATAAAAGTTGTCTTGAATGTGTCTTCTTTGCTTGTCTGCATGGTTAATACTACATCTCCACCCCATGCTTTTTTATTGTCTGATTCCGGACTGTTGGAGTTTGTCAGCCCATCTTCTGAACAATATCCGAGTGTTTTAAAAGCCTCGTTCAATGCTGTAGTTGCATCCGTTGGCAGTACCGTGCCGAGTGGTGCTCTAAAAATGGCACCGCCGACTTTTGGCTTACCAGTACTTACATTTTTTACATCTGACATCTTATTCCTCCTTAAAATATACGATATCGTACACTGCCTGATACCTGTATTTTTTTCTTGCTGTATCTGTATAGTTGTAGTCGCTATTAAGAGTACACTTGCTGATATCGTTCCTATCTATTATATTTTCCATCGTGGCTTTCACTTGCTCATTTAAGACGGCCGTGTCGTATAATGTACCGGCATAGGACTGGATTGCCACTGTTGCACTGTCAATATGGTTCTCCTGTCCACTTCCAGTTTTTTCAACCAGGATGTATTTTTCCGGAAGTCCTGGTTCTTCTTCCAGCCTAACCGGTATTTGCAGTTGTTCTTCAAGATAGTCTTTAATCGTTTTTTCTATCATTCTTCTTTCCCATCGCTTTCAGTAGACTGTTGTTTCCGTCATCTCCACACACTTTCACGACTGCTCGTGTCTGTGCAACGTAGTCTTCTTTTTCCGCCGTGCTCGATATCTTGTTTGCCTGTTCCATGAGGATCGCCTTCATTTCCGGTGATTTCATCAGTTCACGGACTCCTGCACGATTGAGTTCAATTTTTACTTTACTCATAGCGCTCCACCATCCATCTCTGATTCCATCTTCCCGGAACATTTTCATCAATTCCTTGCTTTGGCAGCCCAAACACCCTCCATGACTCTCCAAAAAAATCAACGCGGCAGTCTTTCCATGTATGATCATCACCTTTTGGAATTGCAATATCATACACTGCTTTTTTCCCAGTGATATTCAGCACATCAAGAACTTCGGTGGTTGTGGACGGAGCTACCAATACATTTTCTACATCAACCGGCATTTCTTCGTAAACAGGATGTCCAAACGGATCTGTTCCTGTTTCTTTTTTCTCATAGAGCGTTACCGTGATTCCTTTGATCATGCTTCTTCCTCCGTCTGTATTAAGCCAGAATATGGATTTGTGTATCCAATTCGATTTCCGACGCCAAGGATTTTCTTATCCAATTTAGTCAGATACAATTCGCCGCTTCCATTTGCATTTGTCCAGGTCTGTGAATATACCATTGCTGTCGTAGTTGTCTGTGTCGTTCCAATAGGTACACCTTCTTCTCTGCTTCCGAGCGTCCGAATAACCATGTTGCATGACACTAATTTCTTTGCCTCGTCTGTAGCATTACGGTTATATGCATCAATGATGATCGCTGCATCCTCTAAGAGTGCCATTACATAATCTGCATCCGAAATATCTGTTCCTTTTCGTTTCCAAATATCCTCGTATGTTGCATAAGCCATCTGATCACCTACTTTTTCGCTACTGGCGTCTTTCTTCCTGCTGTAGCCGTCTTTTTTACCGGTTTCTTTTCCGGTTCTTCTTTCAGCTCCGGTTCTTTTTCAACCGGTCGGAACATGGCAGAGTCCAACATCTCGTCAGACTCTACTATAATTCCTGTTTGCTTATAAAAAAACTTCATAGGCTACGCTGCTGCCTTCGTGATCTTCGCAAATGCTTTCTGATCCAGAATTCCAATTCCATATACAATCTCTGCGCGGATTGCAATCTGGTTCTGTCTCTGTAAGTCTCCCAGTCCATCCGGATCACCATATTCAATCAGGTGCGCTCCGATGGATCTCTGTACACCCCAACGGAAGGCATCGAACTGTCCAACGATACCAAGCAGATTTGTATCTGTGGTAATCTCATTTTTTGCGGAAACTGTATCTGATACTGCTGCCTGCATTCCAGAGAAGTTAGTGAGGTTCTGTCCAAAACCAATTTCCGGATAAATCTTCCTTCCGTTTGCATCTCTCATTGTGGAAAGGCCAAATGAAAGAGTCGGATCCATTGCGATTCCGCTTGGAGTGTATCCGGATGAGATGATCACTCCTGCTGCCGCCTCAATTGCATCATCGTATTTTGCTTCTGTCAGCTGGACAGACTGTGTTGTATCGATTAATCCTTCTTTTACCAGATCTGATACTGTTCCGGTAAGTGGATTGATTTTGTGGATACCTACAAGGTCAAGTGCTCTTCCAAGAGCGATACCTGCATTAGATGCAAGGTCCTGAAGAACTCCGATCTGAACATCTTCATCCGCCCACTGCACTTCCTGAGAAAATCTCATGGTTACCTGCAGTTTAAACGGATTAACTGTCTTAGATGCATATGTTGTCGGAGTTGGTGACTTCTTTCCGCCTTCGCCTACCAGTTCCGCTTTCGGTGGTGCAGTTAATACCCACACCTGCTGCTTTCCAAACTTCTGCGGTCTTGCTCCGGATAACTGTGCCAGAGTAGAACCTTTCTGTGCTTTTTCAAAAATCCCCTGTGAAATCTCAGCAGGGATTGTAAAATCTGTACTAAGTAATGCTGCCATACTTTATTCTCCTTTTCCAAATATCTGATGCGCAAATTCTCGCATCGCATCGTCTGCTTCATGGTGTTCCGTAACCTTTTTTGTGTTACTTCTTGTTCCCGGGTAATTCTTTGGCTTTGCAAATTTCAAAATTGCTTCTGCCTGTTTCTTGCAAGATTCTTCATCTTCGCCAGTGAGAAGCTCTGCCGGAACACTTGTATCTTTCGCTACTTTTTCTCTTACCTGTCTAACAGTGCCTTCTTTTTCAAGTGCTGTGAGTTTTGCCTGAAGCGCATCGGACTTCTCTTTTTCCTTCTGAAGCTCCGTCTTGCTCTGCTCCTGGTACTCATCGTACTTGCTTGCTTTTGCTCTTAAGTCTTCATAATCTGCATATTTCTGTCGCTCTCTTGCGAGACGTCCTTCAATAATTGAATCTAATTCTTCCTGAGTAAAAGTCTTTTCGTTTTCCATATCTGTATATCCTCCATAGAGTAATTGTTATCGTTGTTTCCCTCATTTAAGGCATGCGTTGCCATAAAAATAACACGCATTTCTGCGTGCTAGAATTATCCATTTATTCTTCTACGTGACATGTATTAGTTAATTTCCCATACACATCTTCATACAACTCCTGTTTATCACCATTATATGTGTACTCCGCATAGATTCCATCACCACTTACGGTAGTTGATGCAAGACATTTATAATTCTGCAAAGTTTTACATGACCAAACAATAAATACGTTACTTAAATCAATCGGTGGTGTCTGCGGAGTATTTGCCTGTCCATTATTGTTGTACCATTCAACAAGTTTCTTTTTACATACACTCTGAAAGTGATCCATTCCTGTGATAATCATGATTAAGCCTCCTGTTCTGGCTGAACATTTCCGCAGCCACGGCAATATGTCTTTCCATCAACTTCTTTTGTACACATACAGTTGTATACTTCATCGCATTTCGTTTCATTTACTTCTATATAATCTTTCATATCTTTCTACTCCTCATAAATAATATCCAAACCATACGCAACCGCAACATCGTGCTCAATCTTGCATCCTCTTGCATTCTCCCAGCCTTTGCAGAAGTACGCTGCATGACACAAAGACATATTCTCTAAGGACTTAGCAAGAAAACACAATGGAATCTGAACTACTCCACGTTCTTTCATAGATTCATTGCTGTACCATTCATCTGTAAAAAGAGTATTCACAATTCATATCCTTTTTCTTCAAGAATCTTAATTGCTTTCTCTCTTGTTGATACGATTTCTTCATCAGTCTTTCCAGCCATTGGCTGACTCAGCATTGCTTTTTTCATTTTTTATTCTCTCTTTCTTAAAAATAGACATAAAAATACCACCAACCATTTCTGATCAGTGGTATCTACTGCTCTTGTTATTTTATAGTCCGCATTCAAATGATGTTAATCAATTATTATTTTCGGTTTAGGATACTTTTTAGGCACTTGCGTACCATATTTTTTAATTGTGTAATCATAATTATCGGCTACACTTTTCAATAGATCATCCGCATATTTAGACTGATCAAAATCGATTTCATTCGGAATCTGAGGACAATATCCAAAATGAAGTACAAAATCCTTATGCGCTTTTTCAAACTTTGGGTTTAGAACATTCATTTACAACGCCTCCTTCATCTTTTTTTCAAAATATTCCAATGCATTTGGAAAATATTTTTTCATTTGTTCATATCTTTCTTTATCAAACTGTGCTTCAAACATATGTGCAAAAGCCTCGGATGCAACATTGTCCCGGTTTTTCCAATATTCCTTCGGATGTGATGCACACCCAATTATATTGCCTTGTGTTACACCATCAAAAAGATCTGATATTGCCGAATCTTTTCGCATATCTCCAAGTTCTTCGCTAATGGCTTTATCAACTTTATCAAAAGTACCCAAATGATGTGCTTTACCATATGCTATACGATATGACAACGAATCACTTTCCAGTAACTGAATAAAATTCTTATCATCTGATAGATTTCCAGCTAAATCATCCACTAAATGACCGTGTTCATGGAACCATGTAGCTCCAGCTCCACGTGGATTCTTTAAATCTGCGCCATAATTCATGGATATCTTTTTCGTTTTAGTATTATAGTGAGCCGTATTTTCATACACAGCATTTTCAATGCTATCACCCGAAGCATATTTTGTGAATAGTCGTTTGGCATCGTCTGTACCATGTGAAAATTTATCCTTTAGACAGTCGTAATATTCTTTGTCCATATTGCCGTCACTGCGAAGTTTTTGTTTAAACATTCCTAAATCTGATTCCATTATAGCAGAACGGGGAGTCTTTTCAATAGTTTTTGCCTTCCTTTTCGCATACAATTCTCGTTTTCTCGCGTTAATAGCCTCCTTATTTTCCTTGTACCGAATCCTCCGCATGGCATTGATATCACCACCAGCATTGTTATACTCTTCTAGGTATTTGTCCGGATCATATCCAGCAACTGTACTCTTTCCGTCAAATCTGACTGCATACTCACAATCGCAATGCGCATGGATGTGTTCGGCGTGTCCATTCCTAAGAGCTTTCTTCGATATGTTCTGCCATCCTCTGGATGCCAATGTAATGCAAAACGCACATGTGTCCCGATGCGGTACCCACGCAAACTGCGCACCGTCTCGCATTGCGTTTTTTAAAGTAGTGTCCGCTCCGACCTGCTTTACTAATCTTGCTATCGTTGACGGAACATTTGTCTGAGACTGCTTCATGGTTCCATGAACTGCTTTTGCTACTTCTCCATATTCCGGAAGGTCTGCAATCTCCGCTGTCGGAACAACTACTCCCTGTGCCGATGCCGTAGCTTCGTACATCTTACAAGACAGAGCGCCGATAGCCTGTCCGTAACGCTGTGATAATGCAAAAGCATAATCCAGAAGAGCCTTATCATCCGCAAAACCATGCTTCTGAACATATGCCTGCATCAGATCTGCTGCCTTCTGACTAATCTGTGACATCTTCGTTATGTATTCCAGCCATGCCTTCTCCGTTATCTGCATTTTCAAATTCCTCCGTCAAGATACTGTCACCTTTTGCCCTCTGTTCCTGTGCTCGGATTCTGCGGATATCTGCCTGATCGAATCCAATCATTTCAAGAAAGATGTCTGTGTCTGCAAACCCCTGTCTCGCTGTTGCAATCTTAAGAGCTGCATCTGTAGTAGATGCTATGCTAGGCATTGCCGGATTCTTAAAATGTGCAATGATATCTTCACTTTCTTCCGGCAGATCATCCGGAGTTGTTCCAAGCTCTATTGCAAGTGCCATCTTAGCGATCCTGTGCAATGCATCCCCGTTTGACCTGTTTAATTGCTCTGCCATAAGAATCAGAGTCTGTGACTGTGCTATAATCGCTTCACTCGATGTTGGATTTGCATCATTTACCACTCCAACATCTGTCACAGCTAATCCAGTAGCTGCAGAATACTGTGTGGCCAACATCCGAAGCATCTGTACATGAGGCTCTATATTTCCTTGAGAGAGCTGGCCAAAATTAGGCTTTTCTCCTGTCTCCGGATTGTTCGTGCTGTACAGAATACTTCCGACATACTGTTTGAATTTATCGTCAACCAGTGCATCGTACTGTTCATCAGACACACCTAATAAATACTTCTGTGGTGAGGTTGCGAATTCCAATCCGATCGTTGCATTTGCCACTGTTCTTACGTATCCCTGTATCAGACGGCGAATCGGCTCTTTCAACCTTGACTGGCCGAAAGGCTTATCGTTGGTTGCATCCCAGATCAGCGCAACCATGAGTGGTTCTCCGAAATCATGTGGATTTCGTGTCGCATACCATGTCCCGCCCTCACGATCCAGTTCCCAAATATCTGTATCCGTGTAAAAATTCACGTGTTCGGGACTCCATGTAACGTCCGACTCATCCCTCCTGTTATCTTCAAAAGCAAATCCGTATTTTATCCTGCCTTCTTTAGCATTCCAAGAAGCTGCCGCACAGTGCGGAGAATAGAATCGAACTCTTGCATCGTCTTGCTGGCCGGATACTGCCGCAAAAGCGCATCCGTACTTTAATTCTTCCTTCACTGCTTTGTTATACTCGGCAATAAGATGATTTCTTTTCATGATCTGGTCCATATCATCTGACTTCATGCCATTTTCTGTAACAAATCCATCAAACATTGACCTTCCGGCAAGAACATCTACTGTCTTTGCTCCCCATGCACAGCCAATCTCAAGCTTTCCCAATCCGGCCGGCAATGCAATTCCAAGATTTACCTCGTTAAGTGTAACCTTGCCATTGTAGTAGCGTTTCTTTTTTCTGTTCGCTGTCCGATGGTAATCGTAAATATATTTCAATTCGTTCAGCCACTGCTGTTCTTCCAGCGGCAGTCCTATCACCATTCCAAAATTTAATTCCATTATCCTATCCTCATCTTTCTATTCGGATTTCGTTTCGAAGTTCTACATCCCCATAGTGCCAATGCGGCCGCTTCAATCGGTGTGGAATTATCTCCACCAAATCCCCAGCCACCCGATATTGGCCTTTTTACAGACGTAACGGCTGATTCCGAGAGAATCTCTTGATATTTGTACCAAGTTACTGTCTGCTCATTGATTTCCTGTTCCAACTGACTTGCCGATGCAATCACATCTTTCGCGGATGGCCGTATTATTGACTGCTTATATTTCCATATCGGAGCAATTTTCTCTACCAGGAAATCCACACCATTCCTTCCGTCTATCACTACGCACGATGCCGTCTTATATCTCTGGTTAAGCCAATCAGCCAGCCACTGGATTCCTCTATCTGTCGGTTTTATCTCGATCAGAGATATTCTTGCTTCTTCCGACTCAGGACATACAGCTCCGCATAATGCAACCAAGGATCCATCTGCTGAGAACTTAATCCCATAAGCTGTTTTACCTTCCGGCTTTCCTTTTTCTGAAGCACATGCTTCCCATTTCTTTTTATCAATAGCATAATCTTGATCGTTGTTTATCGGTGACCACCAGCCAAGACGCTCTCTTGCGAATGTATCTTCATCCATCTGTTCGCACTCTGCAGCTATTGTTGTTTCTGTCATTCGTCTTCCAAGCGCAGGATTGCATGCCGCCCAACGTGTCCGATCAGTGACATTTCCAATCTCTTCAACCGAATATTCCGTCCATGCCGTAGAATTGCTTTCTCCATTTCTAGCACGTTCTCTGATTTTTCGAAATACAGTGCCGGTGCAGTTTTCGTCCGGTGGTGTTCCGAGATAGATTGTCTGCGGATTTTTTGATGCAGAAATAGCAGGCAAAAAAGATGCCTGCTGCTCACTCGTTAATTCCTGTGCCTCATCAAAGACCAAGCAGTCTCCGTGCAATCCACGTCCTCCATTCCTGGTCCTTGCTACGAATACAACTCTGCCGCCATTTTTTAGTATGATCTGTTCTCTCCCAAGAGCCGACTTGATTTCTTTTACATATTTTCTAAGTCCTCTCGTTTCAAAAAGTCCCTTGATTTCCATGAATGTTTCTGTTGCTGTCTTCTGCAGGTGCGCTGTATATATCACCCATTCCGAATACATAATCATTCCGGATGTAATTCTTCCGGATGTATCCAGTGTTTTTCCATTCTGTCTAGGTACGGACAATCCACATGTTGGAGCTGACCATATTTCTTCTTCTGTTCGCCCCATCCAGTCATTCAGCACTTCGCTCTGCCACGGATCCACGATCAGCTTTCCGACTGCAAGAACCTTTACTGCGTCAGCTCCATCTGTATAAGCGTAATCCGGAGCAATTCTAACGGACGGCGTCTGGCTTCCCATCAGCTTTCCGTGCTGAGAGGATCTCTCCGATTTCGTCATCGTCTTTCTCCATTCCTCTTATCTCTTCAATTTCCTTAATTGTTTCACGGTATTGCTTTGATAGCTGCGGCATATTTTTCGCTCCGTCAACATCTCCCTCTGAACATAAATCAATCTGTTTTGCCAGGATTAATGCCAGATTTTCCAACTGTTCCAAGCGATTTCCATTGCTGGCCACAGTAGCCATTTTCTTTCTTCTTGCCATAAAATCCTACCCTCGAAAAAATCTTTGTGTGTAAATCGGCGCTGGACGGCTGGGGTAGCTTCGCACACGTGGCGGGGTACCCTCCCCACCCCCTTTGGTTCCGTCACCAGGCACCATCTGTAACGTTCGTTTTAAGGCTTTGCTGACACCTTGATAATTCATTTAATGTTCGATTGCTTTTGGCCGCATTACAGCAGTAATGAGCCGCCTGCAGGTTGTTCCAGTCCTGTGCTGCCGCTTCACGTGAGCTATAGCCAAACTCACGCCACCTTGACACCGGTTTGATTTCATCTATTACGAAAGACAATGGATGATTACTGTCACTTGGTTCATCATAATGTATCGGACCTAGCCTGCCTCTGCATATTCCACACTCACCGCCTATTGCTTTCAGTCTTGCTCGGTGCTTTCTTCTTAGGTTGCCGTTCGCGCTTCTAGGGTTTCCTGCTGCCATATATTTTTACCTTCTGTTCTACGATGGACCATACATGAATCGAACATGTGACATACCGCTTATGAGGCGGTCGATCTACCACTGATCTAATGGTCCGTATTATTGGCGGCTTATGTATGCTAAAGAAAGGTTTCAAAAATTCAATCACAACAAACATCAAGGGGGTTTTTATATATAAATCCTGAAAAGAGCAAGCCGCCTAATCTCTTCCCGGAATTTATAGCAAATAAAAAAGGCGATCTGTAATTAGACCACCTCCAATTCTGCTTTATTTTATGCATTAGAAAAGCACCTCGGAGGGTGCTGTAACTTTTTTACTCTTGTATCACAGATGCAATCTCACCAAAAAGTTCCGATAATTCTAAACATTCTTTCTTTGTAAGCTGATGAGAAAAATAATCGTCACACTGTTCATTTAAATAAAATTTATTATTTTTTAAACATATCGAAAATATCCTATCTTCCTTCATCCTATCTAATAAACACTTATGCCGATTTAATAACTTCTGTCCATTCACAAGCTCCACCTCACAAGATTTCATAATATTCTTTTATAATATTTACTATATCCGACATCGTAACAAAAACATTTTTCCCTTCAAAATTATTTTTATAATTTGCTCTTTGTTTTTCTTTGCTATCCCATACATCAACTTCATCCAACGATAGCCAGATAAAATGTGTTCCATAATCATACGGATAATCATATGGATATGTGTGTCCTTTTGCCTCATGAGCTTTTATAAAAGTTCTATTATGTTTTAAACAATTATTAGCAAATCGTAACCCAGAAAATATTTTCTTATGTTCATCCTTTATTTGTTTTTCAGGAATACGGTCAATACAGTCTGTAACCCAATGAAGCGCAGTTCCAATGGCAAAAAAGCATTCTTTGTCATCAGCATCCTCCGCTGCTACTTTTGAAATATAATTTACAGTCTTTTGTGCACTATACAATAGCATCTGTTTGTTTTCAAACATTTTCCTTCCTCCGTTCTTCACTTTAAAACCTATTTCCATAATACCTTCTTATGCGACATTACGCAACGAAAAAGACACCCAGCAATACCAGGTGTCTCTTCATGGTTTTAAATACTTACGATCGGAGAACTGTGAAAATGCCACAATACCGAGAAGTTTTCTTGTTCGCTTCTCGATGATATCATAATACCATATATTCTACTGACATTCACTGACATCTTTTTCCGGAAGTCGAAAGTTCGCCAGTGCTTTACCGTGGATTCTGTAGATCTGACGTTCCGAGAATTTCATCTTCTCCGCAATCTCCCACCAATCCAATCCACGGATGTAGTAGTAGAACAACACATCTTTTTCATTCTCACTTCGCAATCTCTTGATACGTCTTACGATCTCCTGATACTCCACCATGCGCTTATATCGCTCTTCTATCAGCTCTGCCTCCATCTTGTCAAGCTCTGCCGCATAACTAGATAGATCGCTCTGACTGCTGCTATGTGGCATCCCGTCATTGTTCAGTGATGGCGATATCTTCATTGAACGAAGCTCTGCAATTTCCGCATTAATTCTGTGGATTCTCCGCACATGAAAGCGGTACTGCCTCAGATATTCTTTCTTCTTTTTGTTTTCTTCCTTTACTGCTTCTGACTGCACCTAAACGTCCTCCCCGTCTTTTTGTCTCGTATCTCCACCAGCTCGAAGCCCAACAGGCTTGCGATATCATGCAAGGCTTTTAACGCATCTTTGGTGTGCTTCGATACCTTGTATGCATCACTGATCGCTTTACCGGCAGTCGGATCACGATAGCCTTCCTGGTTTTTATACAATGTTTCATCACCTTCTCTGCTACTCTATCATTGCCGGAATGAACAGCGCCCATAAGCACCACGCCGATCCCGTCCATTTCATTCCAATAATTACTGCAACTGTCGTAATTATCCATGCAAGTATCTTTGTATATTTATCTTCCATTATCCTTTATACCTTTCCGGAAGCGGCATCCACGCCACAACCTTATACGGTTCTCCCTGTTCATCGAACCAGACACCTGTCTGGGAATAATACAATGTTGTTGCCTTATCTGCTCCCTCGATCGTGACCAGAAACTCCGCTGCATATGCACTTCTGACATAAGATTCTATGAACTCCCGTTGATCTGGGAGTCTTTCTGTTGTTGGAATCCATCCGTTACTCATTATTCTCTGCCTTTCTTCATGAAATCTTTGCAAATAATAGTGCTTCTTTGATCTTTCTGTTGTTCTGGCTTGTCATGGATATTTCCTACTACTTCAGCATCAACCATTTTTATCCAGTACCCCAGATCTTTTCTAAAATCTCTTTTCTTGTCCCAGTCTACATAAAATCCGACATGGCAAGTCGTTGTACTGTCAAAGCAACTCTGATATTCGCCAAATTTTACAGGAGCATAATAATCACCATAATGGTATTTAATAATGTCGTTCTCCCATATCTTCCTTCCCTTCTTGTCTGTAAGTCCGGTGTATTGACAGATCGTATCCGAATCAACGAGATAGCCATTCTGTATGCACGTATCTGCATTTTTAATGTCATATATGAACCATGCACCATATCTTTGAATTACATAACCTTCAACCCACTCGCCATTGTCTCTTCTCTTCGCTCTAAAAAGAATCTCTCTATTCATATTCTTCTTACTCTCCTTTCAACGTCCCCAGCACATTCACACCAACTTCTCTTTCCAACTCCTTATTCATCAGCTGAAAATATTCCTCGTCCTTCTGTGCGAAATGCATCTGGTGTAAAACAAATTCCAGATATTTCAAAACTCCCTTTCTTTTGCAATGATAGTTCCGGTACAGGTAATCTACGCTGATCAGCAGAAAACAGTTCATTGCCTCTGCTGTGTGTTTATCCAATTCCTTCTGGCGTTCCTTTTGAAACTCCGGACTATCCATGATCTCTTTGATCTGCTTTCGGAGCTTATGTTTCTTTAACTGCTTATCTGCCCAACTCAT